ACTTGTTGTTCGCCGACTTGTACTGGCTTTATTTTATCAAGTTTTTGCATTTTATGCTCCTTTTTTACGTTTTTCTACGCCTTTTATAACACCTTTATTCTTAGATGCATAGAAAACTGTTTCTCCACGTTTTTTACCATATTGTTTTTTCATGGATTTCATAATTTTTTTACCTTTTTTGTTAAGTGGCATTAATTATCCTTTGTAATTATAGTTGCCTGCTGTGCTCCAGCTTTTGCAAGGCTAACTCCAGCTCTTAATTTAGCTAATTTTTCATTTTGATCCATTTTTTCTTCTGCAATATCACCTTGTTGCATTAATCTTGCTCTTGCAAGGTCTTGTTGAGCCATATCATTGTCTTTTTTACGCTCATTTTCCATTGCACGTAGGTCAACTTCACGTGATTTTAGTTTTAACAGCGGATCAGAGTCAAATTGTGATGTAATTTGCTTCTCTTCTTTCATAAATTCCTCTGTCATCTCTGCAATTAACACTGCTTTTCTAGCTTCAACCTGATTTGTAAGCGCTTGTAGCTGTGCTTGAACCTGTGGATTCATGGCTGCTTGTTGTTGCATCATCATCATTTGCTGCATTTGTTCTCTAAACTCTAGAGCAACTTGTTCTTGTGCCATTAAACTAATATGTTCTAAAATATTTTTTTGTATCGCTGCCATAACCGCAGGATTATTTCTGACAATATTAGTTGACATAAAATTTAAGTGAGCTGTAACGTGTGCTCTGTGGTCTTGGCCAGTAAAAGCTTGAAAAGGTTTACCAGCTAAAGCCATAATATGTTCTTGACTTGGGTCCATAGGTGCAGTTGGCGCTGGTGGTGGTAATACTGCATCTACATTTTTAACACCGATTGCTTCATACATGTTTCTATAAATTTGATACATGTTGTGTAGCTGTGGATTTGATGTAGCTATTTGTAATTGAGTTTGTGCAAGTGTAATTCTTTGTGACATTGAAAAAATATTTGGGTCTGCAACTGGTATGACATCTATTCTGTCATCAAAGTCTGATTGTTTTACATTTCTTGCTCCACCAACAACATCGTATGGATACTCTGGTGGTAGATATTGTGAAACTACTTTTGATAATAATCTAAATTCATCTTTCATTGCTGCATAACATCTTTTGTGTATCGCAGACATAACACGTGAACCACGTTCTAATAATGCAATTGTTGTTCCAACAGCGGCTGCTTGGTTACCATCGCCTACTTGCATATCAGCGATCGCTGCAAATCTTTGACCTGCTTGCACAACTATACCTAATAAATTTAATAATGTTTGAGATGGTTCTTTGTATGGTAATGGAAAAAATGCATCACGTAAACTACCACCCGGTGCATCTACATCTTTAAATTCACCTGGTTGTATTGGTGCTGCTTCATCTCTAACTCTAACGCCTCTTTGTTTAAATCCTGCGGGTAAGTTTGATAATGTACCTGCGTCTAATAATTGACGGAGAGCCGCCGTTGCGGTACGGCTCAATCCGCCAATCATATGAATGAGTCCAAAGCCATAAAATCCTAGTCCTGGCAGAAATTTGAAGTGGACGAAATATTGGATCTTACTTTTCTTTAGATCATTGGGCGCATAGTTTCTCCGTATGGAGAGCACTACTCGGCTACCTTCTTCAACAGTTACGATGTAAGGTAATTTTATTCCTGTTGGTTGTCCATCGGCACCAACTTCTTCGAAACCATCTAAGTCTAAATTTACATGACACTCTAACAAAGTATAAACTGGTTCGTTCTTGCCAGATTTTTTTGTGCCATCTAATTCACGTTCTTTTTTTTCTAACTCATTTCTTTCAACATTACCTGGTGGTCCAAGTTCTACATCTCTATAGAAACCAGATACTTGTTGTTTTCTTAATTCGTTTTCAGATATTTTAACTGTGTGTATTACAGCTTCTGCATCTTCAATACTAGTTGCAGTATATGGAACTATTAATTCATCTGCAGGTACAAACTTTGATACCGCTCTTCCAAGTGGCACATCATAGTAAACTTTTTTAAATGTAGATCCTGCAAGTGGTAAATGAAATAACATAGAATCAAATTCTGCTTCGTATTCTTGCATTTGATCCATAATTAAATAGTTCATAAAATCTTTAACACGAGTTGCTTGTTGTTCTGTTGTTGGGTTTTTTACACCAATAACTTGTGTTCTAACTGGTCCATCTGCTGGTAATAATTCTTTGTAAGCTTGTGCTTGGAACTGTGTAACTGCCTCTGCAAGGACTGGGTGTGTTGCACCGGATGCTCCTTGAAAAGGTTCTGTTCTGTTTTCGTATTTAAATCCTAATAAGTCAAGCCCCTCTGTGTATCCTCTTTCCCAATCTTTTCTAGAGGATTTGTAATCCATGTAATTTTGCACCATCTCGTTACCGATTGGCTCTAAAACATCATCTGGTAAAATATCCGCTAGGTTATCAAAGTGTGATTCTGTTCCCGGTATATTTATAGCTCCCGGTTCAAAGTCTAAAGTTGCACCACCATCTTCTTCAGGTATTACCTCCACTGGTGGTTTATCTATTATCTCCTCCTCAACACTAACTTCTTTAATCTCTTCATCCGTTGGAATGTCAAGTTTTGTTCTTGTGTTACTAGGGAGTCCTTTATCTATATCTGCCATTTATACTCCTATAGTTTCTTAACACGTTTCATAAGACCTTGCAACCCTTGTGAGTTGGGGCCAGATGCTGGTGGGGGTCCTGAATCTACACCAGCCAATTTAGCAATACCGCCACCTGCTAGTGGTTGACCAAAAAAAGTTCCTTGTGTACCAAATACCTGTTCTCTTCCAAATTGATTAGAAGCATCTATTAAAGGCATTTGTTTTAATTGATCTCTATAAGCCAATACATCTTTTGCAGACACGTCTTGACCCCCTGCTCTAAGCGCTTGTGCTAAATCTATTGCGTCTGAAGTTTTAAATTGCATAATATCTGTGGGTAATGTTGGAAGCATATTTAAATTTAAATCCATTTGTGTTTTTTCTGGAGATGTTACGTCACTTAAAAATGGGTCATCCTGAACTCCCTCTATATTTCTTGCAAATAATTGTAATCTTGCAAATGGTGATTTGGCTTTAGATATATCAAAAGATTCTTCTAATGCTTTTTCTCCTGCAACAGTTTCTGCCTCTGAAACCATAAATTTATTTTGTAAATTGTTTTTTGCTTGATTAAGTCTTGTATCTATATTTTTAACATCTTGACTTAAATCACCAATATAATCAAACTCACCAACATCAGATAAATTTTCAAGATTTTGTTTTTGTGATTCTAAACTATCTATCTTTGCTATTTGATTTCTATAATCTAATATTTTACCTACGTTTGTTGCAGCTGAGCCTCCAAGTGTTCTTTGTGCTTTTAAAACATCCGCATCTCTTGTTTGATCACCTGGTATAAAAAAATCACCTGCTCGTAAGCCAGCTTCTTTAAATGTATCACCAAGACCTACTCTAAATAAACTATCTGCGCCAACGTACAAAGCCTCCGGCACAATACCAAACTTTAAAATATTTTTTCCTATTGCAGCAGAACTTTTAATAGTGTTTAAAAGTTTAGTGTAGTTTTTAGCTTCTGCAGGAGTTGCATTTTTAAAACCAGAATTAATTCTTTTTACTGCTCTATCATAACAAACATCAACACTTGTAGTTCCATCTTGCAAACCGACTCTACCGCCTTGATTTTTAAATCCTCTACCACAGTTACCACCACCTAATGATGCTATAATATTTCTAACACCTCTTACTTCAGAGGGTGAAATTTGCGTAAAAGTTTGTTGTGTTCTTATACCTGCTGTTTTAAATAGTTCAGGATTTTTTTTAGCATAGTCTCGAAAATTTTTATTTAAAAATTGTAAATTTTCTAAAGATTTACCTATTTCATTTTTAATATTTAATTTTTGAAACTCTTGCACACCATATTTAAAATTAGTTGCATCATCACTAATCTTACCAATGTTAAGTTTTAAATCTCTTGCTATTTTTTCTACTGCTTTCTTTTTATTTAAATTATTACCCTCTACAGCTTTTTCATATTGCAAAGATAAGGTATCTTTAAAGCCATTATTAAGATCTGCCTCCAAAGGATTTACTCTAGTTAATTGTTCTGCGGTTGCAT